AAGCACTAAGCAGTTTCTTAAATCCTAGGTCTGGAACAAATAAAGAGATTGCTACATCGGCTGAAGAGTTATCAAAGGCCCTTGTTAAAGCAGGTTCTACTCGTGAGGCTGTAATAATGGGTCCAGAAATAGTAGACTTTACAAAATTTACCCGTAAAAATCTTAGAGAAAAAATTTCTCTTCTTGCAGCACGTACTCCACAAAATAAAGAGATTAAACTTAACGTTACTGACAGAAATCAGTCCATTAAAACTGCAGATGTCTTTAGAGATACAGCACGTCAAGTGCTACCAAAGGATTTATCAGAGGCTTTAACTGTTAGGTTTATTGCTGCAGATGCAAATGACCAAGTTGCTATGCTTCGTAGTCTTGATTATGCAATTATGCAACGTTTAGGTCTTGAAGGCGTAGAAAGAGGCAGAGACTACATAAGAAAAACCCTTGATGAGAAATATGGTTCTTCAGTTGGAGTTGCAGTTACTGAAAAACTAGATGTTCCTGTAGGTTTTGAAAATGTTTTGTCTAAGGCTGGCGTTAAACTAGAAGGTAATGCAGTTAAGTATGACTCACAAGGCATTATTCATCCATCTCAAGAGCGTGGTGCAATATCTACCCTTGATTATCAACAGTTAGCGCAACTTTCCTATGAATCAAATAGAGGAAAGTTAGTTTCTGCTATGTTTGGTGGCGCTACTCAAAGCGCTCAAGCAACTGCGCTTGTTAACTTTTGGTCTATCTTCACACTTTTTCCACGTTTGGGTATACGAAGCAGTATTGATGAAGGTTTTATTTATTATTTAACAGCACCTGCTAAGGATTTGTTTGCATATATGGACCGTAAAGGTCACAGAATGGGCAGAATTGCTGCTGCATACTCTGGTTCTAAGAGTGGTGAGCAGTTAAGAGTTAAGATTGCTAGAGCATTAGGCAGAAAAACTCCTGCTGACATGTATGACAAAGATGCAAGATTAGCAATCATTGAAGATTATGCTACAAAAATTGGAAAAAAGTCTGAAGATTTATCATCTTTAGAGCGTAAGTTGGCTCAGGCTGAACATATTACTAAAGCAATGAACCGTAAGGGTTTTCTTGGTAAACTAAATGACCAAGAAGTTCAGTTCTTAATACAAGGATTAACTTTAAATTCACAGTATCTAACAGCAGGTACTAGGTCTATTGCTGCAGGAGCAAGCCTTGTTGGACGGCAATCAGCAGAGGTAACTGAAGAGTTAGTTCGGTTGAGTAATCTTGATATAGCCGTAGGTCTTTTCCCAGATTTAATTCAAGGTGGAACTGGCCAAAGAGCATCCACAGAAAAGTTAGCCTCACTTCAATCTCTTGCAGGCCGTGGTGTTTCTCTAGTTCATTTTGAAAACTTTGTACAACGTTTCTATGGTAATACTAGACAGAACGTAGGTATTGGTGAGAACTTTAAGTTCAACCCAGTTGCTGCATTTGTTGCTAGTAAAGGCTTAAGAACAGAGCGTGATTTTGCTGGTGCTAAAACTTATCTACTAGAAAATGTAGGCTTAAGAAAGAATACAGATTTATTAGGTAAATTTGATGAGGATGTAATACCTTCATTAGATATAAAGATTACACACTCAGTTAAAGATGCAGAAGCGTTAAAGAGTTTCTTAGGTATGACAGCCCATACTAGTGCTTTGCGTTTACAGGGACTAGATGATATGGAAATTGCTGAGGTTTTAGTAGACCGTATTCTATTGGATATGCGTCAAACCTTTCATGGCAGCGCAGATAAATTCAATGAGGCATTATTTAATAAGTTCAAATCTCTTTACGATGACATAGTAAAAGAAGAATTAGATACTGGAAATAGAATATCTAACAAGGCTCAAAAGGCAGCACAAAAAATAACCTTTGAAGAATTTGAAGAGTTAACTAAAGGATTCCAACCTGAAGGTAAATTGTTTACTACTATTCAAATTCCAGGTATTTCCGATATGGAAACTGCTTATACCAAACTAGGTAATAACATGATGGAATTGATGGATAATCAAGTAACAGGTATCCTACGTCAGCCAATAGTAATGATTAAGTATCTAGATATTCGTAAGAATTATGCTGTATTAGAACAACAGATGGCTAGAAAACTTCTTGCAGATAAGATAAAAGAATATGAAGATGAAGGTAAAATTATAGGGGATAAGGTTAAAGCAGCAATCAAAGAAGATACAGCACAGCATGCTCAGAAACTTGTAACAGAATTATCTGTTCAAGAGGCAGCAGATTCTGTATTAAAGTTTGTTGATAACCCTAATATTAGAACTAACTTCGCTGTATCTGTACGTAATACTGGTCGTTATTACCGTGCTACTGAGGATTTTTGGCGCAGAATGTACCGCTTAAAAGATGTAGCACCTAGAGTTTTATATCGTATGCGATTAGCGCATCTTGGTTTAGATGCTGCTGGTGGTGTATATAAAGATAATAATGGTGAACCGTACATTATGATGCCAACGGACAATGTTATATTTGGTGTTGTAGATAGAACAGTACGTGCATTAGGACCTGGTGAAGAGAGTTTCCAACAACCAAAGTTTAATGAGTTTACATTTAAACTAACCTTGGCTAACCCTTCATTCAGCCCAGATGCTGGTATGCCTACGCTATCTGGACCTATTGGCGCTTTAAGCGTACTAACAATGAAGTCTTTGCTAGGAAAAATACCACCAACAAAAGAGTTATCAGAAGAATTAGACAACTATGCCTTAGGTGATATAGGCGATGGCATGACAGTAATGCGTGCTTTAGTTCCTTCATCACTACAAAAACTATATTCAATAGTACCTAAGGATGAAAAAGATAGGCAAGAATCAACTGCTGCTATGCAGGCTATTGCCTACAATCAAGCCTTTAATACCGATGAAGATATGGCTAAGTACTTAGACCCTAATGCTTCAGCACAGGATAAGTATAACTACTTAAAGCAGATTAGAATATCTGCTCACAACGTAGTTGTAATGCGTAACATTCTTGGCTTGTTCTCACCTATATCTCCGTCAGTTCAAGAGAGTGTTAACCTTCCAGATTACCTTAAAGAGGTAGGTATAACAGGGCTACGTCCAGAGTTTTATGACCTAGTAAATGCAGTAACTCAGAAGTATAAGGGTGATGTTCAAGACCCATATGAGTTAGCAGTTGCTACATTCGTGGGCAGGAATCCAGGCAAGTTAATCTATACAGTTGCTCGTAATGAGAAACAGACTAACGTGGTTATTCAAAAGACTAAGGCTGTTAAGTCTTGGGCTATCCAGAATGAAGGCAACGTTAAGAAGTATGGCGAAGCAGCATGGATACTAGCCCCACATACAGGCGAGTTTGATGCTCCTACCTATGCATATCTAGAGGCAGCAGGATTACTTAAAGATAAATCTTTAGAATCATACTACTTAGATGTTTTGGTTTCTAAAGACAAGCAAGCCTATTACGATATTGGCAAAGAAGAAAAAGAATTTTTAAAGTCAACACCTAGCATTAGTGCCCGTAGAGCAAAGATTGCTGAATCAACAAGGCAACGTGCTTTGCTTAAGATGTCTAACCCATTACTAGAAGCGGCACTTGTGGCTGGTGGTAACGAGGTAGCAACAGAACTAAATATGTTATCTAACCTTGAAGAGATGATTAAAGATTCATCTGTTGAAATGCCACTTGGCACACGCCAAAGACTAGCAATGGTTACATCAAGAATCCGTCAGTTTGTATCTTTATCTAACGATGCTTCACTTCGTGAGGCAGATAACTTCTCTGATATTAAAAGAGATTTTAGAAATGAACTAGAGAACTTAATTGCAAGCCTAAGTAGTGGAGATGCCATCCTAACAGAAGCAAGCAGAGCAATATTTAAATCAATTCTTGGTTACTATTCCCGTGACACTTATACCGCTAAAGCATACAAAGGATACTAATGGCTGAGTCAAGAAAACAACGTGAGTTAAGAGACAGGCGTAGAGGTCTTCTAGCATTAAATTCCCGCAGTCAAGAAGGAATGCAGCGTGCACGCCAGGTAATGGCTATTTGGGATGATGATGACAGGCCAAGCGCTATTGAAAGATACAACGAAGCAAAGGCTAAACTAACAGAATTAGATGCTGAAGTTACTACACGTAATGCTGAAGTACAATTAATTGATACTCAATTGTCTGCTTTAGCAGATGCTGAGGCAAAAGAAAAAAGAGACAAAGAAATTGCAGACAAGAAAAATAAATTAGCAAAAGCGGAAGCAGCCCTTGAAAGAGATAAAGCCGCCAAACTAAAAACAGAAATTGAAACCCTAGAAAATGCACAGATAACTGCAGATGGTGGTACTCCTGGCGTTCAGCAATATGCTGGTGATAATGATTTCGTAAAAGATGTTAATGCTAAAGGTTTAAAGGTAACAAATAATCCAGATGATGGCAGTAGTTGGGTTAGTGGTACTGAGGGTGATAGCCAGGTTCAACAGTATATTTACATAGGACCTGAAACTACGGTTCCATATTTTATGAAAGAAAATGCTGGCAAAACTATTCCTAGTTATGCGCCTGCTACATCTGATTTTGATGGAGTAAGAAAAAGAGTTATAGAAGATTCTATTAAATCTCCCCGTGGATTAAAAGGTTTGTTTGATGACTTAAGAAGTGCTGGTTATAGAATCCCTAAACTTGATTATGACAAACTTGATACCACTAGTTTAAGTTTTGGCAAAGCAATATCAGGTGCTTTACAAAAACATACTAAGGCAATGGTAAGTGATTTAGAAAACAATAATAATATTACTCCAAAACCATTCTATAAGTATCTACAAGAAGACCTTAAGAGTGCTGGTCTTGGTGAGTCTGAAGTATCTTACAATGAGTATGCAACTAAAGTAGATGAAGCAGAGTCTGATTTAAATAGATTCTTTATGGACTATCTAGGCAGAGGTGCTACAGATGAAGAACAGAAAAGGTACTATAAACAATTAAGAGCGTTGGAAAAAAAGAATGCTCAAGTTAGCACTACTAGAGAAACAGATTCTGGTGGTACTTCGCAGATAACTACTGGTGAATATAAACTAGATGCTGAAGATGAATTACAATTAAGACGTAGTATTGCTGGCAAAGCACTTGATGGTTCTGACATTGATGTAATATTAAAAGGTGGTGCTGGTGCTGCTCAAGCAGTTAATAGCACACTAGCCTATGCTAAGCGATATGGTGTAACCTTGAGCAACAAAGATGCTTTAAAGTATGTATCAAACTCATTGTTAAATAATGATAGAGACACAAGTAAAATTAATGCAAAACTACTTGCTATATCTAAGGCTACCTATTCTAACTTATCAGATGTTTTATCTGAAGATGTTGACCTTGATGATTTATCTGCTAACTATAAATACACAATGCGTCAGATTTTAGAGATACCTGAAAACCAAGTTGATGTATTAAATCCAACTATTCAAATGGCACTTAAGAACAATGGAAACAAGGGAGCAATGAACTTGACTGAATTTGAACGTGCTCTTAAGAAAGACCCACGTTGGGGTAAAACCAGTAATGCTAGAGAGACTGCTACTAGTTATGCTAATAGCATCCTTAAGAACTTTGGATTGATAGCATAATGGCAACTAAACCAAATCAAAGAGAAGATAGGGTGAGACCTCAAACCCCTGCTCCAGCATCAAATCAAACATTAAATGTTTATGGTGCGCCTAAAGCGCCAGCACCTAAACCTGCTGCTAAGCCTGTTCCTAAGCCAACTGCTATTCCTAAACCTAGAACTAGTGCAGAAATTTCTAAAACTGCAGATGACGTATTAAGACAACTAGGAGAAGCAGGCGCTAGGGTTGCAGAGCAAGAAAAAACAGTAGCAGCATTATTAAAAGAAGAACAAGATAGATTAAAAAGAGTAGCAGCAGGTCAAGCGGGACAAGGTGATGAAGACAAAAAAGAGATAGATAAAGATACTAGAGATGCATTTGCAATTATCAAAGGTGTATTTCTTCAGTATGGTTTGGGCGACCTAGGTGCCACAATAGAAACTTTAATGCGTGAAGGATATGGTCCTGAGGAAGCAACTCTTGCTTTAAAGACTGACTCTAAATACAATGCAGCATATATCAAAAGGTTTAAGGGTAATGAAACCCGCCGTGCTGCTGGATTAAATGTATTAACTGAGGCTGAGTATTTAACACTAGAAGATGACTACACAAAGACTCTTAAGTCATACGGTCTTGAAAGTTACTTTGGTGTAGATAAGGCTACTAAACAATCAGCAATAGCCGATGTTATTGGTGCTGATGTATCTGCTGTTGAATTTACTGACAGAGTATCTACTGCGGTAGATAGGGTTAAGATGGCTGACCCAGCAACCAAAGATGCTTTTCAAAAATTCTATGGTATTGGCGAAGCAGACCTTGTTAGTTATTTCTTAGACCCTAAAAAGACTTTAGTAAATCTTAAAGAAAAAGCAACTGCTGCTGAAATAGGTGGTGCTGCAATAGGACAAGGATTAGCAGCCACTGCTACCAGCGCTGAAGACCTTGCCAGATTTGGTGTTACTAGAGAACAAGCACAAGTTGGTTATGGTCAAATTGCTGAAGACTTAAGTACTACTCAAGGTTTAACTAGAGTTTTTGGTGAAGCAAATATTACTTACAATCAGACAGATGCTGAGGCTGCAAAATTTAAAGGATTAGCATCTGCTAAACGTAAAGAAAAACAATTAAGAGGACTAGAAGAAAATTTATTCTCTGGTAGTTCAGGCACTGCTTTAGGTGCTGGTGCTTTATCTACACAATATTTACGTAGAAGTTCTTCAGCAGGACAGTTCTAAAATAGATTCCTATGTGAATCCATCGGCCTCACATAGCGTACTAGACCGATAGCAAGAGCCAGACCGATTCCCCGATTGGGACCTGTGGCTTGCGACTACAACGAATAGAAGGGTGGGTTGCTATGAGCAACAACTACTGGGAAGACGAAGACGAAGACCAAGATAACGATATACCTCTGCAAGGCGATGACTTAGTTAAGAAATTAAGAAAAGCCAAGCGTGCAGATGAAAAGCGTATTAAGGAACTCACTGAGCAACTTGAGGGATTGTCCAAGGTGCAGCGTGAGAGAGTCGTCAAGGAAGTCCTAGAAAAGAAGGGCGTCAATCTAAAGGCGCAACGTTTAATCCTTAAAGACTTAGAAGACATTAGTGAAGAGTCAGTTAATAACTGGCTTGACGATAATGGCGAATTGTTTGGATTAAGCAAGCCTGAGGTATCTGAAGAACAACAACTTAATCGAGCAGCCTTACGGCAGCAAGATGCTGTTACTCAGAACTCATTGACCTCCGAACGTACGGATGATTTAGAATCAAGAATATCTAATGCACAATCTGCAGAAGAAATTCTTTCTATCCTCCGTTCGTAATAATAATTAATCCATAGTAATTCCTATCACCTTGGAGGTGACAAATGCCTAATGCTTTCACAAGCACAGGTTCGTCCACATTAGGAGGAACCGCTGGTGGAGCAGGTCTAGTTCAGCAAGCGTATGACCGCTTACTGGAGTTTGCTCTCCGTTCTGAACCACTAATTCGTTCAGTCGCAGATAAAACACCTGCCCGTCAATCAATCCCAGGCTCAACCGTAGTTCTACAGAAGTACGTTGACTTGGAAAAAAATACTACTGCTCTATCAGAAACAACTGACCCAGATGCAGTAGCACTATCTACACCAACAAATGTTTCTATTACTCTTAATGAGTACGGTAACTCAGTGTTGGTAACACGTGCGTTGGAACTATTCAGCCTTGCTGATGTAGACCCAGCAATCGCAAACATTATTGCTTTCAACCTAGCAGATTCTATTGATGACGTAGCAATGACAACATTGCGTGGCGGAACCAATAAGATTTTTGGTGGTTCAGCAACATCAACAGCAACAGTTGCTGCAGCATCAACAATCGACTCAGCAGACATTCGTCGTGCAGTTGCGAAGTTGCGTGCTAACAAGGCAATTGGCCGTAAAGGCTCACTATACTGGGCTGGTATCCACCCAGAAGTTTCACATGACCTACGTGCTGAGTCCTCTTCAGGACAAGGCTGGTTACTACCTAACCAATACGGTTCTTCACAAGACCGCATTTGGGCAGGAGAAATCGGTAACTACGAAGGTGCATACTATGTTGAGTCAGCACGTCTTTACAATGCAAAGACTGGTGCAGACCAGACAGCACTTTCTACATCTCCTGCAGTAAGCGGAGCGTCAGGTGCATTTACAATCGTAGTAGCAAATGGTGCTTTCGGTGGCCGCGCTGAGGTCGGAGATAAAATCTCTGGAACCAACGTAGGTTCTTCTGCAAAGATTACAGCAATCTCTGTAGGTGCAACAAACACTACACTTACAGTAGATGTTGCTAACTCAGGAACTGTAGGAACTAATACTCTTACAGTAACTCCAGTAACCCGTGTTTATAACACAATCGTATGTGGACAGCAAGCAATGGCACAAGCCGTTGCTGAAGAGCCACACGTAGTTATTGGACCAGTAGTTGACAAGTTAATGCGTCATCGCCCAATGGGTTGGTACGGCGTACTTGGCTTTGCTCGCTACCGTGAAGAGGCATTGTTCAGAATCGAAACAGGTTCATCAATCGCTGCTCTTTAGTAGTAATGGAGGGTGGGGCTTTTGCCCCACTCTTCTCTAATCGGAGGACAATATGAGTACATATGTTTTTGAAACACCAATAGTCAGAGAAGGCCCAGCGGGCGGACACCGCTTATTTCATTTTTATAAATTAAATGTTGGCATTAGTATTGTTAAAGATAATGGTGTGTATAGGCAAGTTAGATACTTGCAAGATGAAGATTTAAGAAGTTATCAAGAAGTTTATCTAGGCGGTAATAAACACATAGTTGATGAGACTACTAAGGCAGCGTTAATCGCTGGTGGTGTTGATGTTACTGAGGCTAATTTTACAGCACAATGAGTTTGCATCAATTAAGAACACATCCAGAATTTGTAGAAGGATGCTTTGGTTGCAAGATAAGTACATTAGAATTAAGTACAGGTGACGCTAACGGTAGGGCAGCAATGCCATTACGTAAGTGGGAAGGTGAACTGCAAGCATATAGAGATGCTCGTAAGCAGGGCATCCAGCCAGCAGGAACTACTATGGCTAAGATAGAAGCAGCACATAAAGCATCAGAGAATTTGGGTAGAGCATACAATGCTGAGAAGGACCCAAATGCTAGACACATAGATAAAAAAACCGCTAAAACAATCAACGAACTAGGAGCATGATATGCCAAAAGTAGGAATGAAAGAATATTCATACGGTCCAAAGGGTATGGCTATGGCCAAGAAAGAAGCCAAGAAGACTGGTAAAAAAATGGTTATGAAGAAAATGAAGAAGATGGGTAAGAAAAAGTAACATGGCAAAACGTGGAGGAAGTAACATGTCAAAACTTGGAGAAATGATAAAAGATAGAAATGCAAAGCCAATCCCTCTTCCTAAGAAAAAAAAATCAATAAAACCTTCAATGGTTAAACCTGGTACAAAGAAACCAAGTATCAAACCTAAAAAAGATATTACTAAAATTCCTGGATTTAAATTTGGCAGAGGAACAGAGTAAATGATGAAAGCCAAAAAGGGAATGGGCTTTAAAGCAGCCCAAAAACAAATTGCAAAAAAGCAAGGAATCTCTATGCAAAGTGCTGGAGCAATCTTGGCTGTAGGTGCTAGGAAAGCCAGTAAGGCTGCTAAGAAAAAAAATCCAAACCTTAAAAAAGTTAAAGGTAAATAATGTCATCAGGTCAATTTGTACGCCATGATGGTTTTAATAAAACTATTATTCGGGACGGTCTCATCCTTACCTTGCGTAAGGATGGAACTGTTAAGGTTCGAAAAGACCCCAAGACTGGGGATATAATTAAGGAAAGCAAATGAAGAAAGCAAAGTCTAAAGTTAATCAGGCTGGTAACTATACCAAGCCTGGTATGAGAGCATCTTTGTTTAAAAAAATTAAGGCTGGTTCTAAGGGCGGAGACCCTGGAGAATGGTCAGCACGTAAGGCACAACTACTTGCAGTTCAATATAAGAAAGCAGGCGGAGGTTACAAGTAATGGCACTTGCTAAATCTCAACAGTCACTTAAGAAATGGTCTGCCGAAAAATGGAAGACATCTGATGGCAAACCATCTAAAGGTAAGAAAAGATATTTACCTTCTGCAGCATGGGATGCTTTAAGTCCTGCAGAAAAGGCAGCAACTAATAAGGCTAAGGCTGCTGGTAATGCCAAGGGCAAACAGTTTGTTAAGCAACCTAAGAACATAGCAAAGAAAACAGCAAAGTATAGGGGCAGGTAAATGGCAAAGACTCCAGCATGGACACGCAAAGAAGGCAAGAACCCTAAGGGTGGCCTGAATGCGAAGGGTAGAGCATCTTATAAGGGTGGAACCCTCAAGGCACCTGTAAAGAGCGGGGATAACCCCCGTAGAGCCTCATTCTTGGCCCGTATGGGCGGGATGCCAGGGCCAGAACGTAAGCCTAATGGGGAGCCAACAAGATTACTTCTATCACTTCAAGCATGGGGTGCTAGTTCAAAGGCTGATGCTAAGCGTAAAGCAGCAGCAATATCTAAAAGGAATAAAGGTAAAACTAAATGACAATAACTCTTTCGGATATGATTAATGAAGTATCTATGAATTTATCTGGATACACATTAACTCAAGACCGCTCTACCTACCTTAGAACTGCCGTTAGCACAACCACATCATCTAGTGCAGCACCAACAACTCTTAGCCTTGGCTCAACAGATAATGTTGGTAAAGGCATAGTAGAGATTGACGAAGAATTACTTTGGATAGATAACTATGACCGAGTTGGTAACACCGCAACCGTTGCTCCATATGGTAGAGGATACTTAGGTACTACTGCTGCTACTCATGCAGTTGATGCTAAGGTAACTATTTCCCCAACCTTTCCAAGATTCTCAATTAAACGAGCCATTAACGATACTATTAAAAGTTTAAGCGGTATGTTGTTTGCTGCTGATTCAACTACCATTACATACAGTTCTGCTGTTTCTACATACAGATTACCTGCTACTGGTAACTCATTAAATATTCGTAATATATTAAGCGTTGCCTATGAATCAATTGGCCCAAGCAAAGAATGGATTCCCATTCGTTCTTGGCGCTTTGACTCCAATGCTAACTCAACTGCATTTACTAGTGAGCAAACTATATCTATCTATGACACAATTACTTCAGGCAGAACTATTCAAGTTGTTTACTCTAAAGACCCAACTCCTTTTACTTCTAACACAGAAGTATTTACAACACAGACTGGATTGCCAGATTCCTCTAGGGACTTAGTTATTACTGGCTCTATCTATCGTTTGCTTACTAACCTTGACCCAGCCCGTGCTGCGATGGTTAGCCCACAGGCTGATGAAACAGATAGCAAACGTCCATACGGTTCATCCCAATCTCTAACAAGACAAATTTATGCTTTGTATACTCAAAGACTAGCCGAAGAAATTAAGAGTCAACAAATCAAATATCCTATCCGTGTCCACTACTCCCTCTAAATAGGAACATAAATGACAACTAGAAAATACTCATCACGAGCACAACAGACCACACTATCTACCAGCATTACAGATGTTGCAACAACTATGACGGTAGGTTCTGGTGCAAACCTTATGGGCGGTAAGACACCCTCAGCAGGTGAAACCTATACGGTTGTTATTGACCCAGATACAGCCCTTGAAGAAATTGTAGATGTAAGTAACTACTCATCTGGTAATACTCTTACTATCACTAGAGGTAGAGATGGCTCTAGTGGCGTAGCCCACTCTGCTGGTGCAGTAATTCGTCACATGGTTATTGGCCGTGACTTACAAGAGTCTAATGACCACATTAAAAATGAAACTACAGCACACGGCTTAACTGTTGCTGATGTAATAACAACTACAAATACAAAGACTTTAACTAATAAAACAATTAGTGCGGCAGACAATACACTTACTGGCGTAGCGACCCTGACTGGCACACAGACATTAACTAATAAAACTTTAACTAGCCCAACTATTACTGGTACTGGTGCTATTGCTGGAACTTTTACAGGTAACCTGACAGGTAACGTAACAGGCAACGTATCTGGTACTGCAGGTAGCACAACAGGTAATGCTGCTACAGCCACAGCACTTGCAACGGGTAGAACATTCCAACTTACTGGAGATGTAGAAGCAAGTGGAGTTACATTTGATGGTACTGGCAATGTAAGTTTAACAACCGTTATTGGTACTGGCGCAATTGTTAATGCTGATGTTAACGCATCTGCTGCAATTGCTTATAGCAAATTAGCCTTGACTGGTGGAGTAGTAAATACAGACATTTCTAATACTGCTGCTATCTCACTAGGTAAGTTAGCAACTGACCCACTAGCCCGTGCTAATCATACTGGTACTCAGACTGCATCAACAGTTTCTGACTTTGATACACAAGTACGTACATCTCGCTTAGACCAGATGGCTGCTCCTAGTGCATCAGTATCTCTTAACAGCCAGAAGATTACATCTTTGGCTACACCTACATTAGATGGCGATGCTTCAACTAAGGCTTACGTAGATACATCTATTGCTAACCTTATTGATGGTGCTCCTAGCACATTAAATACTCTTAATGAGATTGCTGCTGCTCTTGCAGATACAGCCAACTTCTCAGACACGGTAGTCCTAAAGTCTGGCTCTACAATGACAGGCGCTTTAACATTATCAGGTGCTCCTACTGTAGACCTACACGCTGCTACTAAGTTATATGTAGATAACGTGGCTGGTTCTGCTACTGCTGCTGCAGCCTCTGCTACCGCTGCTGAAGCCGCTTATGATTCCTTTGATGATAGATATTTAGGTGCTAAGTCAACTGCTCCATCTGTAGATAATGATGGCAACGCACTGGTAACTGGCGCTCTATATTGGAACTCAGTATCTGCAACTATGTTTGCTTGGACAGGTTCTGCCTGGGGTTCTATTTCCTCTACTGCAGCAATCTATCGCTACAAATATACTGCTGCTGGCGGAGAAACATCTGAGTCAGGTGCTGATGATAATGGCTTAACACTTTCTTACCTTGCTGGTAAAGAGCAGGTATATCTAAATGGTGTTCTATTAGTTCGTGGTTCAGACTACACAGCATCTAATGGAACAAGCATTGCATCCTTGTCGGCCTTGGCTGCTGGAGATGTATTAGAGATTATTACCTTCACAGCCTTTGACTTGGCTACTGCTATTGATAAGGCTCTCTTTGATGCTAAGGGTGATATTTTAGTAGCAACTGCTGCAGATACACCTGGCAAACTAACTGTTGGGGTAGATGGATATTACTTAAAGGCTAACTCAGGAACTGCAACAGGACTTGAGTGGGCAGCATTAACAGTACCACCAGCAGACGATGACCAACCAATACTAGCCTCACAAATATTCGGATAAGGAAAATACAATGGCAACATTTACAAAACTAAAACTTAGTGGTTCAACAGATGGCAAGGCAGTTAAAGTTGCTGCGACTGCTACAGCAGGAACAACTATTCATACAGCACACGCAACAGCCCTTGATGAGATTTGGCTATATGCACATAACTCATCTTCTTCAATAGTAAAACTTACCCTTGAATGGGGAGAGGCTACTGCTCCAGATGGTAACATTGAAATTAATATTGGTCCTGAAGGTACAGGACTTGTCCTTGTATCTCCTGGATTATTACTAACAAACTCACTTATAGTTAAAGCATTTGCTGGAACTGCTAACGTAGTTACTCTTACAGGTTATGTGAACAGGATTGCTTAATGTCAAGATATGGTTTAAGAAGTAGACTAACTGGTGCTGAACAAGCCAATTCTGTCAACTATTGGTTTGGTGGTGGATATGTTACGCCACTTGCAGTTTCTTATTTAGTTGTTGCTGGCGGTGGTGGTGGCGGTGGTGGTAACCAAAATGACGGAGTTGGTGGCGGTGGTGCTGGTGGTTATAGAACTAATTATAGTGGCACATTAGTCAATTTATTAAAGTCAACTAATTATACAGTAACTGTAGGCGCAGGTGGCGCAGGTGGAAGTGGAATTCCAGGACAAAAAGGTGCTAAGGGTTCTAACTCTACTTTTAATACAATAAGTTCAACTGGCGGTGGTCAAGGCGCTGCTGGACACGAACAAAGTTTAGGCAATGGCGGTAATGGTGGCTCTGGTGGTGGCGCTTATAGTTTTCCAGTTGGAACTTATACCTTTGGTACAGGAAACGAAGGCGGTTACACGCCTGTTGAAGGTTATAACGGTTCACTAGGTTCATCTGATGGTTCATCTTATGCAACAGGCGGAGGCGGAGGCGGTGCTGGTGCTGCTGCAACAAATGCGCCGAGTACGGGCGGCGGTAATGGTGGTAATGGTCTAAGTAATTCTATTACTGGTTCTGCCATATTTTATGCAGGTGGTGGAGGCGGTGCTGGTTCTGATGTTTCTGGTCGTAATACTCCAGGTTCTGGTGGCACAGGCGGTGGTGGCTCAGGTGCAAATGGTACTACTGCTGCAGTTTCAGGAACTGTAAATACTGGTGGCGGTGGTGGTGGTGGAACTAGAGGAACATACAATGTTGGCGGTTCTGGTGGTTCTGGAGTTGTAATTTTAAGTTACCCAAGTATATACACAATTACTATTGGCGTAGGATTAACTGGTTTTACTACAACAGTAGGTGCAAATAAAGTTACCACAATTACTGCTGGTACTGGAAATGTGAGTTGGGCATAATGGCACATTACGCTTTTTTAGATAATAATATAGTTACTGAAGTAATAGTAGGTATAGATGAGACTGAACTTATTGAAGGATTAGATACTGAAACTTGGTATGGAAACTTTAGAAATCAGATATGTAAGCGCACCTCCTACAATGCAAATATCAGAGGCAAGTATGCTGGTATCGGTGATTCTTACAATCAAGAGGAAGACATCTTCGTTGCACCTCAACCTTATTCATCTTGGACTAGGTCAGGTTCTGTATGGAATCCACCTACTCCTTATCCAACGGATGGTAAATTTTATAATTGGTCAGAGGATGACCTAACTTGGAGGGAAATAACCAATGACTAAAGCAAGAGACCTAGCAAACTTGGCTAGTTCAGCCACGGTACTAGCAACAGATTCAGAGGTAGCAGCAGCAGTTGCTGCCGTAGATTTAACCCCACTCGTCATCGCTGACGTAATGGATTCACTCTAACAATAACGAAAGGTAGTAACTAATGGCTACAGTATCAAAGGCGCTCTTTCGTGGAGCAGCAGCAACATCAAGTACAACTCTATACACAGTCCCATCAGCAACAACTACAGTAGTTACTAACATAGCAGTGGTTAATACCGCTGGCTCTGCTGGTACTTTTACTTTACTTCTTGACGATGTTGACCTTCATACAACTGCTGCTATCGCAGCAAATTCAACAGCATATATTGACTTAAAGCAAGTGCTGGCTACAACTAAAACTATTAAAGGTTTAGCATCAGCAACAACAATTGACTTTCATATTAGCGGAGTGGAGATAGCGTAATGGGTTTATCAGTATTTCCAGCACCTAGTGCTGCAAGCAAAACTCGTTTTATGACAACTCTTACTTCTGGTACTACCTGGACTGTTCCTACTGGAGTTACTTATGTCAATGTAACACTAGTTGGCGGTGGCGGCGGAGGCGGTTGTAGTAATGGAACAGATATAAATGCCAGCAATGGTTATCCTGGTGAATGTATTTCTTCAATAGTTACAACAACGCCAGGCGCTACAATATCCTATGCAATTGGTGCAGGTGGTGGTGGTGGTGGTTGGAACAACAGTACTGGGCCTTCTCCTGGAGGTACTGGTGGTACGACAACTTTTACTGGCGCAACTTCAGCAACTGGTGGAAATCTTGGAAGAGATATTGATAGTGACCGAACAACAACATCAGCAAAAGTAAGTTGGGCTAATAATGGTGGTCAAGCAGTTCCATCAGGTGGCGGCAGCCAGGTTAAAACTGCTGGTGCTGGTGGTAATGGATTTATTAATATTGAGTATTGGAGTTAAAAAATATAATGAGTAAATTTGCAGTTATTGAAAACAACAAAGTAGTCAATATTATTGTTGGTGTAGAGCCAGAAGTAGTTACTGCTAATCCTGGTAAGTATATTGATTATACAGATGGCTGGGATTATGATAATGGTATTGATGGTGGAGATTTCTTCCCACTACCATTTCCAATTGTTTCAGAAGAATAAATAAATCTATCCTGAGCAAGATAACAAACTACTCACTAACATTTAATTAAGGAGCATCGTGGTCAGTCGTGATATAACCGAAGGCCGAGGCTCGGCAACTGCCAATATTGGTCGTGCTATTGCCGTTGACCTTGGTATTACAGCAGACAGTTCCGTCTGGACAAATACAGATGTAGCCTATGACGTAGCCCTTGGTGGTATGCCATTCATCTATGCAGTATCAGATGCTAGGCCATACACAAGACAGACTGCTCCTTATAAGAAAGACCAATTTGATAGTCAAACAGAACCAGGTGAGCAATCACTTACTGGTTGGTGGATTAGAAGTCAGTTATCTTTTCATTCTGGTACTGGTATTAAGTTTTATGACCCACAAAGTAGTGATGATACTGGCCATTATCGCTTTGCTGATTCTTCTAATGTAGATGTATGGACTAAAGGAGAAGTAACTTTACTTAAAGAGACAGCCAATTTATCTGGTGTTACTACTGGTGTATATAAACTTATATCTATAGTAGATGGCTCAACAGATAAGATACTTGGCTGGATTCCAGCAAGCACAACTATAAAAAATTATACCCCTAATGGTACTGCAGTTGAATATACACACGTAACTGGTATAACAACACCATTAGATACTGCAATCTTAGATATTGCAACAGATGGCACCAATCTTTTTATAGCAGACAATGACCATATTTACACAGGTCCTATTGCTACACCTACTGCTGGTTACTCTCGTTATTACAATACTGATAGTGAAAAAGTAGTACTTGGCTGGGTTAAACAACGCCTTGTTGCTGGTATTGGTGCATCTGTTTATGAGTTAACTAATGCAAAAAGTAGTACCCATTCTTTACCTGCGGCTACATATACTCATCCAAACTCTGGTTGGACTTGGACATCCATCTCAGAAGGTGGCTCTGCCATCTATGCTGCTGGTTATGCTGGTGGTAATGGTGCTATATATAAATTTATTTTAAATACTGCTGGTGTTATGCCAACCCTTACTTCAGGTATTGTTGCAGCACAACTACCTAGGGGTGAGTATCCACTTAAAATTGAATCTTATCTAGGCTATTTAGTAATTGGCACTAATAAAGGTGTGCGTGTAGCATCTATATCAGATGCTAATGGAGACCTAAGTTATGGTCCATTAATTATTGAAGCAACCAATACAGGATTAGACTTTGCATTTAGAGATAGATTTGTTTATGTAACTGGTTCTATTGGTGGTTGCCCTGGGCTATATAGAATTGATTTAAGTAATGAAATTGAAACACTGCGTTTTGCTTATGCCAACGATACTTTCCTTAGTGGAGCAAGTGGCTATGCTACTAGTGTAGATTTTGTAGGTAACTCAGACCAGATAGCATTTACTACATCTGGTAGTAATGGTATTGCTATTCAATCAACTACAGTTTTAGCCCAAACTGGTTATATAAAGACAGGCAAGATTCGTTATGGAACACTAGAGCCTAAGAACTTTAAACGTTTAATTGGTAGAGGTGTATTTAACGTAGGAGAAACTATCCTATCTAGCATAGGAACTAACGATGATGGTAGTGAAACAGAGTATGACCATATTGCTTACAATACAGACGTTAATCCAGTAGAAGTAACTACATCTGTTCCTGCTAATGCACAAGAGTTTTTGGCCTATAAGTTTACATTGAATCGTGACAGTGCTAACACTACCCTTGGGCCTATCTTTAAGGGTTATCAGGCTAAATCAACTATTGCTACACCTCGTGTAAGGGTTATTCAGTTTCCTGTTTACTGCTTTGATATAGAGACAGATAGATATAACACTATTGTTGGCTATGAGGGTAGAGCATTTGACCGTATCAGATTGCTAGAAGAGATTGAAAAGACTGGCGATGTTATTACTTGGCAGGATTTAACTACATCTGAATCATTACAAGCAGTTATAGAAAATATTTCCTTTACTCGTATGACACCACCTGATAGACGATTCGATGGCTTTGGAGGAATCATAGAGATTATGATTAGGACAGTATAATGAGTAGTGCTGATTGGGCTGGCTTAGTAGTAGCAGTCGCAACTATTGTAGCCAGTTTTGCTGGCTCAATTAGATGGCTAGTAAAACATTATCTATCAGAACTTAAACCTGATGGCAACGGGGGACACAACCTAGAGGGACGCAT